CGTGTGCCACAAGAAATCAAGCAGAAGAAGCTCTTCTTTTCCGGGATAGAGACGTGTCCCACGGCCGACCATCTGCGAATAAAGCGCCCGGACCTTCGTCGGTCGGAGTACCACCACACAATCAACCGACGGGCAATCCCAGCCCTCTGTCAGTAACATCGAATTACACAAGACGTTGTAACGACCTTTCTCAAAGTCCTCGAGCACTTTCGCCCGGTCTTTCGATTCGCCGTTCACTTCTGCTGCTTTAAAGCCTCGCTCGTTTAAAATATCGCGGAATTTTTGGCTTGTTTTAACTAGTGGAAGAAAGACGACTGTTTTTCTGTCCTTGCAATATTCGGCCATTTCATCCGCAATTTGTACGAGATAAGGATCGAGGGCCGTTCCGACGTCGCTTGCCTTAAAATCTCCCGCGGACATCGACACGCTCGAGAGATCGAGATCGATCGGAATTGTTAAGGCTTTAATTTTGGATAGATAGCCTTCCTTGATTGCTTGAACGAGTGAATATTCGTATGCTAGGCTGTCAAAGTACGATCCGAGGTTCTTCATATCTCCACGATCAGGGGTCGCTGTAACCCCGAGCACTTCCGCGTCTTTGAAATAGCCCAGAACTTTTTGATATCCATCTGATATAGCGTGGTGAGCTTCATCGACCACGATCACGTCGAACCAATCGGGCGGGAATTGACTCAAACGTTTCTCACGTTGCATTGTCTGGACAGATCCCACGACCACCCGATACCACGAGCCTATTGACGTACTTTCGGCCTTTTCTAAGGCTGTACCGAGTCCCGTTGCGGTCTTGAGTTTATCGCTTGCTTGATCCAATAGCTCGGATCTGTGAGCTAGTACGAGGACGCGTTTTCCTTCCCGGACTTGATCTTCAATGATTTTAGAAAAGACGACCGTTTTCCCCGTCCCAGTTGGAAGGACGAGAAGGGTACGTTTTCGCCCTTCTGCCCACTCCTTCTGAACGGCTTCTCGCGCCTCTTGTTGATAAGGCCGTAATTTCATTTATTCCCCCTTAAAATTGACCCGGGTTGAATCCTTGCGTTGGTTGTTGTTGATAGCCTTGTTGAGCTTGTCCCGGTTGTGCGTTCAATACCTTCGTATAGTCAACGTCTTCGGCGTAAATCATGCTTTTTGCTTCGTTGTACTTATTCCCGTTGTATTCACGAATTCCGACCTTACATACTCCGACTTTACCGACGATCGAATTCCAATCCATACGAAGCGGTTCACCTTTTCGTTTTTGTCCGATTGATCCAAAGAACGCGGAAAGCATGCCTTCAGTTGAACTGTGTAAGAATAAGTTATGACGAAGCTCTGTTTCGCCTTCGTTCGCTACCACTTGAAGGTAAACTGTCGCTTTCGGACAAGCTGGCAACTTGCCGGGATTCTGCGGGTTCGGCGTGTGACGTCCGCGATCATAGTTCTTGACTGTGAAATAGTACAGTCCTTCTGGCAATAGGACGAATTCAGAATCCTTCTGAATCGTGTCGTTCCAACCGAATTCGCGTTCAAAGTTGTTGTATTGTTGTTGTGTCATGATAATTTCTCCTTTAATGTTTATAATTCGTTAGTGTTAAATGGTAACTCCGGGTCTTTCCGGACTTGGTTTTGGATAACATCAAGTGTAGCGTCCCAATTCGCGACGATCATATCCCAATAATTCGCCGGGAAGTTCTCGATCGGTGTTCCCATTGGGAAGTGTCCGCGGATATATGCCACGTCTTGCAATTCGCTTTCTGTGACATTGTGCGGTGTCATTAAGTCGATAAGAGCTTGCGGAAGCGTTCCGCTTGTTTGCGGTTGTGCTTCTGGTTGCGGTGCGCGCCCCATTTCTCGGGCCACCTCTTGACCGATCTCGGTCAATTGTTCCTTGATATCGTTCTTCGGTTGCTCCTCCGGTTGAGGCTCTGGCGTTGGTTGCGGTTGCGGTGTCACTTGTTGCGTTGCAAAGATATGCGCGATACTGTCATAAGTAAATGGCAATTGATCCGGTAAGCCGTGACGGTTTTTCGCGTCCCACGCGGGGCGGTGATTCGTGTACATAACACGCTCGCCCCCTTGGGCCTTCTTTTTGCCCGTGTCCGTCGTCATGACAATCGTCTTATAATTCGCAAAGAGCACCATATCGGCCCACTCCTTCACGAGTGGCGCTGTTTTTGAGCTCGATTTTTGTCCGAGCTTCAATTCGTATCTGTCATAAGATCCCATTTCGTCCGGTTGCTCGAATTTTTTGATCTGTGCGTGAGCTGTCAAAACGACGTTGATCCCGTTGTCTACTAACTCACCCAAGCTATTCAGCAAGCGCCCGATCTCTTCTTGGACGTATGTATAGCCCTTGCCCCATCCAAAATCTTCGATCCCATTTTTTTGGTGCTGTGCGCAAACGTAATCTACCGCGAGTTGTTCCGCCCAGTCAATCGTGTCGATGACTAGCGTCTTGCAAGCGTCCGGATTCGCCTTAATAAACGCGATCTCATTCTTGAGCATTGCCCAACTTGTGGGCTTGTCGAGACGGGCCACGTCCATATTATCCGTTGATCCCTCGGTATCGATGAATACCGGATCCGGGAATTGACTCGCAAAGCTAGATTTTCCGATCCCTTCCGGGCCATAGATGACGACTTTTTGAGCCCGTGCCTTTCTTCCTCTTGTGATCTGCATTTTCTATTCCTCCTCGTCGAAGCGACTTTCTAAGAGCCCGCTAAGCATATTTTCTAAATTTTTACGTTTTGCTTCTTCGATCTCTTCTATAAGATCTTTCGGTTCTTTCCCGTCAATCGTTTCGAGTTCATACGTTGCATTTACGACGAGCAGTTCACCGTCGAACGCTTCAGCAAGTTTTTGCATTTTGTCACTTTGTTTTTCGAATGATCTCATGGTATTAGTTGCAGCGTCATTCAGCCCTTCCGACCAAGTGGCGGTATATGCAAAAGCTCCATCGTTGCTTTTATATTCTGACAAATAGTGCCCATTTTCTTTGCTTCGGATAACGATAAATTTTTCTGTTTTTTTTATGATTTTTCCTTCTTTCTTTTAAAAGCCACCTTGCCATGCTGTAGGTGTTTGATATGTTTCCGATGCGATACTATATCCGTCCTCGATGAGAACAGAGCACTCTCCACCAGTTGAAACGCGAGTCGCGATAGCTTGCAAGCCCTCTTGCTCTAGCCATGCCCCAAATTCTGCAAGTGTGGTCTGGTCCATCTGCTCGAGCTTGTCAATTAAGACGAAGCCACAATCCGGCTTGAGCTTGCGAACGATAGCCGTCGCAACTTGTAATTGTTGCGATCCGCTCATATTATCCCAACGTTGACCGAGATATAAGAGCTCTCCATCATCCACGGACAAGCCCGGCAATGGTAAGTCCGCGTTCGTGAGCAAGTCCGTTTTTTGCTTGCGAATACCATCGATAACGAGATCTAACTCGCGATATTGCTCGCGGTAAACCTTCGCGTCCTCTTCCGCCTTGTCTTTGTCAAGATTCGCTCGGACTTTGAGATTGATCTGCTCAATATTCGCGATACTGTCTTCGATCTCTTGCGTCGATTCGTCGATCAGATCTTGTGCGTCTTTGCGAGCGATATCCAAGTCTTGAGCAAGTCCTTGTTCTTTTTCTCGGGCTTCCTTGAGCATATCTTCCAGACGCTCAACGTTTGCAAGTGCCCCTTGATAGTCATTTTCGATTCTCGCTAGATTCTGACGCTTGCGAGCATTTTCGCCATTCCGACCGAGGATCTCTTGTTGTTGTTGGATTAAGTCCGCGATTGAGACGAGCTCTTTCGGTGCGTCTGGATAATACGGCTGCTCTTTAGCAAACTTTTCTTTTTGATCCGCAATGACGCCGATTGCGTGGCGCTCTTGGTACTTGGTCTTTTCTTCCATTTCGAGCTTGACGAGCTGATCGCCCACTCCGATAATTTGTAGGAGCGTCGTCGCTTTCTCCTTGTTCGTCATCTCCATAAACTTTGGAAGATCAAGAGCGAGCTCTTCGACGAAGCTATCAAGCAATTTTTGACCGGCCTTGTTTCCGCTCGGATCAATGACTTTCAGATCGCTATTTTTGCCCTTGCGTTCAACGATAAGGCCATTTGATAGCGTGATTTTTAGACTTGGGGGAATTGTTGATCCCTCGCGTTGAGGTTGCGAAGGCTTGTACTTGTTACCACCCAAGGCCCACGCTATCGCGTCTAATACGCTTGTTTTGCCTTGGTTGTTATTGCCCCCAACGATTGTCAGCCCTTTCGCTGACGGCTCGATTTTAACCGCTTTAACGCGTTTCACGTTCTCGATCTCGAGCTTATTGATTGTTACCATGTTTATTGTTCCTTTCCAAAAGTTGATATTCACGATCCAGGGAAGCGTTCAAAAGTTGGATATACTTTCGTTCGATAGCTCGTAAGCGTTCGACTTCATTTTCTAGCTCTCTGATCCGTTTTGTTTTCTTACCAAACATGACTCGCGCTCCAATCGTTATCTGAAACTGATTGTTTGCGGGCACTTGCTAGATCTTCCCAGACACTCGCTTTCACTTCGCGGGTGTATTCCTCTTGTAAGTCGAGGATCTCCTGGATCTTCGCTTGTTGCCGTTTCTTCTTTTCTTGTCGTCTTACGTCGATCAAGCAAGTAATGAATCCGGCCACAAAGAAACTGATCGCGATCGTTCCCGCTCCTAATAGTTGGCTAGTCAATGATGGTTCAATCATTTTGTTTCTCCTTTAAACTTCCAATTGTTTTTCTTTTTTAAGATTTTCTAGCATCTCTGCTAGTGTTTCTTTTTTAGCACGATAGCGATTCCGACTTTTCCATTTGACAAACAATCGAAATCCTTCGTAGTTGATAAAGACAATCTTATGTGTTGGATTATCAATGAATTGCTTAAAATCAGGATGCTCTCGCATCTCAGTGGCCCAGACTTTTGCAGTTCCAACTGTGAGACCTTCCCACATCTGGCAAAGATGTGTATAATCTCCATGAGTCGCATTTTCATTGACATCCACGGGTTTATAAGTAATTTCTGCTTTAGGCATGGATTTTCCTTTCTTTCTGTGATATACTGTAAGTGAATATTTTGTTGAGCGCCTGACTTTGTTAGGTGCTTTTTTTGTGCTACTCAATCCCATAATCTTCAATCACTCGAAGAATGAAACTGTTCGCTCGCGGACCTTTTGTCGTTCCACTTAGAATGTTTGTCACTTCCTGTCGCTTAAAGCCGTAAGCAACCGCTAGAGTTGCTTTTTTAATCCCTTTCTCTTTCAAGAAAGCATTAACTCTTTCACGACCATTTGCGATATCTGGCATATATTTCTCCTTTCTATTTCTAACCTCTATTTCTGCTATAATATAAGCAGAAAGGAGGTAATATTATGACTGAAATTCACGCATGTCTTTGCGGAAATTGGGTGAACCTATCAGCCGAAGACGATTGTGTAATGGGACCAAATATGGCTAGTCCTTACATTTGGTGGGAAAAAAATGCAGAACTCTACTCACCAATTTCTAAACCTGAAGCAAACTCGATGTACCATCAGGATTATATCTACATTCACTATCGTGGCGCTGACTATCGTATCCATCCAATGTTTATTCAAATCGTTTCTAGATAACTCTTTCTAGTCTGCTAGAAATGATTTCTACATCTGAGTCGTCCAGTCTCAACTGGTCGGCTTTTTGATTTAAACGAGCTTCGACGGCTTGGTTAATTTCGTGCCATTCTCGTTTTGTAAACTGGCTCCTGAATTCCAGGAATTCCTTTATTGTTTCTTTCATCCGTCCTCCTACTCCTCTCTTTACTTATTTTGTAAATAAGAAACAACTAAAAAATTAAACTTTTTCTGTGTTCTCGCTTGACAAAATCTACAATAAAGTCTAAAATGAAAGCATAATAAAAAGCACTAATAAAACTATAAATACCGTTCGCCAAAACA